GGATACTCCACTAATGAAGACCTTGAAGTTCTCAAGGCAGAGGATGCTGTATTAAAAAGTAACGTCGATGCTGCTGTTACTGCAAAGCTAATGCACATACCCCTTCATCCTTTAGATAGAGCTATTTTGACAAACTCATATTATAATAGAGATCTAAAGAAAATTATATTTCCCCCTTTTACAGGAAGCTTAATGGGTTCCTTCGGGGATATTACTTATCTTCCTGATGAGTTTGGGTATTCTGAATTCTCTGAAGATAAAAAAAAATATATAAAAGAAAAATCTATTCCTATTTTTAGGTATAATACTACAAACCCAAATGTATTAGATATAAAATTTAAGTTTGCAAATATTTACTTTTCACAACTGCAAATGGGATTTCAGAAAATGGTCAGCAGAAAAGCCTCTGCTGTTGCTGCGGGAGTACTGCCGTTAGGCACAGGGACTCTCCCCATTACAACGAGGGGAGACGCAGCGCAATTCTTACGAGTAAATAACTTTTCAGCAGGTACGGGAGACGAAGAGAAAGCAGAAATACTACAAGAGTTAGCGAGACGTATTAGCCCTGAGTTAGCTAAGTCCATGGAGAGTGACGAGCTTCTCGCAGCGGACGGTATAGCGGCTATATTAGAAGTTGCAGAACAGGATAATTTACAGGGATATGTGGAAATTGAACAAATGCTCCCTGGAAATCCCAATGCCATTATGGCCTCTATGGCTGAAGGCATGTATAGAGAGGCTCATTCTATGAATATTACTACGCTTCCTATATTTCATCTTACCAGTGTTGCTACCATAAATAATGACTGCATTCTGTTCGCACAAGATACCGCTATTATGCAGAGTCAGGAACCAAAACGAAGTGCTATGAACTCCTTTTTTAGTGGTTTATATAGAATTATGGGCTTTAGACACACTATTAATTCTACTACTGCTAAATCAGAATTTCAATTAGTTAAGAACGCAGTGAAGTATGATATACCTGAAGAAGAGAAAAAATCCACCCCTAAAGTCTTAGAAGGGTATCAATAAGCAGAATAAATAAAGTTATGGATATAAATGATCAATTAATTTCATTAGCCGAGGTGGGAGACAGAGCAGACGGAACCTTGAATGGTACATTCAAGGCTAAAATTAAAGCTCTTGGATCTGATTATGTTGATGTTAATTATGTTAGCCCGTATGCAAGTAATACCAATGGAGGCTTCGTAGCTATTCCCGAAGAGGGAGTTGAGATTTTAGTTTGCTCTCCCCTAGGAACTAATGCTTGGTATTATATGGGATCAACCTTTGCCCCAGAACCAGAACAGGTTATAGGATCAAAACTACCTGATGCTGAGGTTTACCCACTAGCTAGGGTCGATCCAGAGAACTACAAGGCTAGGGGTGTACCCATGAGGATGAGTTTTAAAAGTGTAAATGGTGCTGGTTTAACAGTATCCGAGGAATATAATCCAAAATTTATTAATAGGAAAACCGAAATAAAGTCTACTGTAAATAAAAAAGTTACTTTGAATGACAGTCCTGGAATTGATTCTATAATTTTAGACTCAGGTAACGGTGCAAAAATTACTTTAACGGATGATCCAAAAAATCAAAGTGTTCCTTCTAGAGCCCTTCAAATTGAAACAGTGGGTCCACAGAAATACCTCAATGTTGAATCTCAAACTGACATCTTGGTGAAAGATGGTAGAGAACTACAACTAATAAACCAATCAACAGGAGCCAAAGCTCCTGAAGGTGAACCTAATAAGGCTGGGAATGTAAATATTCAAAGTGATAAGAAGGATGTTAATATATTTACCAAAGCTGAGGAAGGAAGAATATTCATAGAGTGTATTAGCGAGTCTGGTAATAATCAGGTCATTGAAATCCAAACTAATGGAGAAGGTGGGCATATTCGGATTAAGACGAAAGGCAAGGTGGATATTGATGCAAAGAATATAGGCATTAATGCTGCGGAGAATATAGATATTAAAGCTGGGGGTAATATTAGTATGCAAGCTGAAGGGATTATGAATATGCAGGCAGCAGGAAATATTAATGCCGATGGAGCCCAAATCCAGCTTAATGGAGGAATGTCCACACCCGCCACCCCAGAGATTGGAAACACAGAAAGTTACTATGGAAACGATGGAGTAACTACATACTAAGAGGCGATTATGGCATCATTTGATTTAGACACATTTTTAAAGGTTCAAGGGCAAACAGGAACAGGAGCATTTCAGGCTCTAGGGATGGCTTATGGTATGCCTAGCTGTATGATAAATTTGGCATCAGACGCACTAAGCCTACTTCCTAGCTCAGTGTTAAGTGATATGCAGACCAAAATTGCAGAAGGAAAAGCTAAGGCAAATGAAGTAACTAAAGAAGTATTCAAAAAACTCATGATGAACACAGGCATCATTGAGTTCGATACAGAGACAGGGCTCCTTAAGTTCGGCTCGGACACTTCTTGGATGGGTATTGAAAATGATGACAGCCAAACAAAAGATAACTTAACTGGTCTTTTAGGGGCTCTTGAGTACGCATCAGCTTTCGGAGCCCAAGTATATCAAAACTATACAGACATAACAAACCAAATTGACGCTATTACCGACTGCTTAGACAAATTTAATACACTTCAGTCGTTCCAGTCAGGAAATTCGGCAGATCAAAAGGCTACCCTATCCTCTGGTGCAGCAGAAGAGTTATTTAACAAGGTTTACGTAGGAGACAAAGCTAAGTTAGAGTCTGCTTCCAACTTTATAAATAAATGTAATACCACGATCTCGGAAATTAACAATACCCTTCAAGCTAGAGCAGCAGATCCCTCCCTGGAGCCTTGTTTATTAAATTCTTCTGAATTAAACCCATTCTTAGACGGTACTAATTTTAAGAGATGCTCTCCCACAGACCCAGCGGTGGGGGCAGATGAAAAAGAAGTGTTCCGACTAACTTACGGACCCCCTGAGACTGCTGCGGGACAATATGTATTGACCTCGGACGGACTTTATTATGACTCGCAAACAGGAGGATTGGATCCTGTCTTCTTGGCTATCTCAGGAATTGTACCTGTAGGAGATAAGTGGACATACGATTATGATCCTAACCTAGGAGGTAAGGGACAAGCTATTTCGATTGAATCTCTAAACAAGTTCTCCGATAATATTTTTGATCCTACCCGAATTGATGATAGCGTAGGACTCCAGCATTACTATAACGAAGACCACTTCCTCTCTGTCTTAAAGCAACAAAGGGATAAAAATGTATATGATTTATCTTCAGATTTAACTTCATTTATTGCTGAGTTTGGAGAAGATTCCTCGATTGTAACAAACCAAAGAAATTTAATTATCTCTGATATTGCTAATCATAATAGTAAAATTAACAGGAGAAAAAAACAGATCGAGGTTGCTGTTAAGGCTCCTCAGGTTTACGGAGAGGAAACCCAACCTAAGTTCTCCCCAGGAGAAGTCCCTATCAATGATTTCTCGTACCTAGCAGACTATAACTTAGAAGTAGATTTAGAAAAACAGAATGCTTTAATATTTAATCAAGCTGATGTTGTAGGTATAGTGTTACCTATTAACGCTAAGTTCGCAGGAACGAGTGCTAAACCTCCCTCGTTAACTTTTGATCAGTTGAGGGTTCCTACGGTTGGAAAAGGTAGTATCTTATACTCCCCGTCTTCTACTGAGGCTGGAACGGTATTATCTTTAAATGATCAAGTTGTATACGATGGGTTGTTTGGAATTTACAACTTCTTAGAAACTAAGTTAGAGCTTCCTTCGTCGCTATCCTTCCCAGTAACAAATTGTGCTACAGAGAATATGTATAATAACGCCCAGATGGTGGGAGCTTCTAAAAAAGACATATTTGTTTCTGGTTTAGGAATTCCTTACTTAGGTGGAATTGTTCAAAATAAACTTAGTGATCCTGTAGCTGCTTCTGCGTTAGGATCGTATGTCAAGCTTCCTGACACTAAAGAATATCGGGACCTAACTTATTCGTCAACAGGATTTACATTAGAATGTTGGGCTCATGTTCCTAATATCATGGATGGAGGTGTGGGATGGTTAAGTGCTACCGCTTCTTCATTAACGAAGGTTCTTTTAGCTAGTGAAAATGTAGGTAAATCCGATGTTTCTGGTCCTTGCCCTCCTGCCCCTGAGAAAGATTTAGATTATCTAAGAAATAATAGAGGGGATGAGTTTGTGAGAGGTATGGTTTGCGGCTTTACTAGAGATAGGAGAATTACAGAGGCAGGATATGGATTAAATTTATCAGGGTATAGTAATAATAATTATGATAATGACCCAGTATCATCATTGAGTTTCTTCATAGCCCCTACGCAATCTAGAGACGCATCCGCAGCATCTTGGATTAACAGTGATGAGTGCCAAGTCAACCCTACTTTCCATAAGATGAAAGTAGACCTTTCAGCAACAGATTTCGGAAACGTGTCATCACAATTCGTTTTAATCGACATATCGTGTGATCCTATTAATGATACTATTAAAATGTTTGCAGACGGATATCTTGTGGCAACCTCCTCTGTCTCTGAGGTATTCGGAACAGAGAAAGGAGTTTCCCCTAGTCTTCCAAACTTCAAAAAATCAAATAGTTTCCAATACTCATCCACAACAGTCGATGGTCCTGATATCCTAAAACAAGGCCCCTTGTTAAACACTTTCTACACTCCTTGGATTGTGGGTGGAGGGTATACAGACGGTATGTATAAAAATGGCAACTTCATGGGCGGCGATAGAGGAGGCATTACTAGTGGACTTCGCGGACATGTTGGTAGCTTAAAGTTTTACTCTAGACCCCTAGATAATGGAGAGGTTTTGAAAAACTACAAAGCTCAACAAGGCTTCTTCAAAAATATTAAGATCTAATGGCTGCTAATCAAACTGTAACTGTATACGGAAGAAAACCTTCTACTTACATAACTGATGGACCTACTTCTAAGAAAAAAGAAGTTTTTGGTTTGGGATTCCCTTTAGGGTCATCTCCTGATGGGGGGATTTTTTCAAAGAAAACAGGCATTAATATGATTAAGGATGCGGTTCACCAACTACTCAAGACGGAAAGAGGTGAGAGGGTAATGCTTCCAAACTTTGGGTGCAACCTTCGTAAATATTTATATCAACCTTTAGATGAGAGTACCTTTGAAGGTATTAAGAGGGAGGTTCAATATTCATTTAAAAACTATATTGTAGGTGCAAAAATAAAAAAGCTTGCTGTTTTCCCTATGGGCGACCTGGGACCAGCAGGAGGAAACTCCCTTAAGGTAATTTTATCTTTAATATTAGATAACGCCGATTTAGAAACATTTGATGTTGAGGTAAACATATCATGAACTTTTCAGGAACTATAGCATCGGACTTTATGAAGTTAGCAAACATACCTGTTAACAAAAGACCTTCGCTTGTTAATTTTGCTGCAACGGATTTCTTAACTTTAAGAGATTCTTTGATTGATTATTCCAAAGCTGTCTATCCTTTAGATTATCAGTATTTTGTTGAATCTGATCTAGGTATGATGTTTATTGACCTCATAGCTTACATGGGTTCTGTTATGTCCATGAAAGCAGACATGCTTGCTAATGAGAACTTCTTGGCTACGGCTAACCAAAGATCTAGTGTTAAAAAGCTTTTGCAACTAATTGGCATTAGCATGAAAGGCCCCTTATCATCAGCAGCAGACGCAAAGGCCACAACAGAAAATACTGTTACAGGAAGAATGACAATTGCTGCTGCTGACCGTGTTATAGAGACTGTCTCCCCTGAAGACGGAGGAGCGCTTACCTTTACTTTATATAAGGTTGTTAATGGGTTAGTAGACACAGTTAACACTACTGGTGATCTTAGATTTGAAGACTCTGAAGCTTTAGGTGCGGATAAAAAAGTATTTGAAAATCTAGTTCTACAGGAAGGGGCTCTCGTTAAGGATACAGGTAGCTTTGCAGCGACAGAAGCTGTTAAAACCATAAAATTAACACAAGGACCCATTGTAGAGGGAAGTGTTCAGGTTTATGTTACTGCCGATTCCGCTTCTATGGAGGGAGCTTATTCAGAAGTACCGAATATTTATTTTGCTTCTGGATCGTCTGATAAGATCTTTGAGATGGTTTACGATGATGCGTATAACGGAACCATTGTTTTTGGTGATGGAAGTGTCGGTATCTCCCCAGAAGACACAGCTTCTTATACCGTATTCTATAGAATTGGTGGAGGATCCCGAGGAAATATAGAAAAGAACTCCATTAATACAAGTATTGATGCTTTGGTTAATCTTAGTCCCGAGTCTGTATCTATTACAAATGTCTCAAAGGGCACAGGTGGAGCTAATGCGGAGACTCTGGCTCACGCTAAAAAGTATGCTCCTTTGGAATTTAGGAGACAAGATAGGTTAGTAACCTTAGAAGATTACGCAGTATTCGCCAATACATTCATTAGTACGTTCGGCACAGTAGGTAAGGCCAATGCCGCTGTCCGTCAAGCATATTCCTCTGCTAACGTTATTGATATATACATCCTAGAAAAAGCTTCGGACTATCAACTTCAAAGAGCTACTTCCAACTTTAAGACTCAACTACTAACGGCTATCAGTAAGAAGAAGATGGCTACCGACGATGTTGTTATTGTTGATGGTTTAATTAGAACTTTAGATTTAGTTACAACGATTAGAATTGATCAAGCAGATGAAGAAAATCAAGATCAAATCCAAGCAAAAGTAAAAGACAAGATTCTAACCTATATGAATGTTGATAATAGAACCTTTGGCGAGGACTTTAGCATTGCTGAAATCAACAGAGAGATTTTTGAAGTTGAGGAAGTTAGGTTCTCAACTATTGATAACGTAGAACAAGATATTACGTTAGATTTCAATGAGATTATTCAGTTGAATAACTTAACGATTAATGTAGAATTACTAGCGTAATGGCCGATAATAAATATACTCCTAATCCTAGAAAGTACTCCAAGACAAATCTTGTAGAACTTATTGAGATTATTACTCCTGAAGTATATAAGACGGAGGATTTAAAACTTAGTGGTACTGAGGTAAATCCCTTATCCCAGGTTATTAACTCACACCTGAATGTTGCAAATAATATCAGCACGGTGATTCCCCTCTCCGCTGTTCAAGATACCCAAACGAGTACTTTAAATAGTATAACGGGAATCGCTCAGTACTTTGTAAAGCAGAACCGACTGACGAATATTAGTCCTTTTGATTTCGAAAGCAAGATCCTACTTCCTTTAAGTTCGACCTTAGCCAATTTCGATACAAGCGCAGAATTTAATAATTACTTATCAGGGACATTTCTTCCTATGATAATCCCCGCTGCGGGAGTTCAGAATCAGCTAAACGCTAACATTACTACATTATCCTCTTTAACTAATAGCACTGATCCCAGTAGTGTTCATAATTACTTAGTTGACGCTTTGGGATGGATGTACTTCTTAAATACTTCTGCCGATGGAGGATTAAGCTACTCCCCTTCAAGTTTTGTTTTAGATTCTTTAAATAGTCTTTATTTAGGTAATTCCTTAGAGACTATTGATGGTATTAAAGGTTTAGTAGAGTACTTGTGGAGAAATAACGAGACTTGCTCTTTTGGTTCTTATATTCCTGCTGATTTTGTTTCAGGAGTAGCGGACGGTATTGTAGATTCCAGTTCGGGAGTATTACCCACCTACACAAGTGGAACCCAGAAACTGGAGGCTCTGCAAACTTTAGTGGATGTTGTGTATTCGCCGTTGTATATTGACGAACAGGATTTCACAGTTCAGGACGCATTTACTAGCTACATAGATGCCAATGTACAATTAGATAACAGATCCCCAAAAGGTCCATACAGAAAGTTCTTAAATTTATTAGGATACAGTACCGCTGATATAAGTGATCAGATAGAGAACATTGAGTTAATTTATGACATTGAAAACGTCAAAGCTGAACACTTAGTCTATATTGCAGACTTAATCGGCTTTAAGCTCAGAGGGAACTCAGCGTCTAAGTGGAGACATCAGCTTCGCATAGCTATGGACCTATACAAATCCAAAGGCACTTTACGCTCGATCCAAGTAGCAATAAATGCTTTAATTACCGACTCAGTATTTGATTTATCGGGGAAAGTTGAAGAGCTTTGGGAATCCTATCTTCCTTTCCTTATTTGGTACGCTCTAGGAACCGAATCCCCAGAGTTTAAAGATTTAACTACTTGGACCCTTGGTAGGGCAGAAGAAGCTGGAGTATATTCTTATAGCACTAGTAGCTTAGAAGAAAATTTAAAACTAGTTGTAGACTCTATCCTCCTTGATTTATATAAAGCTTTCCCTGAAAACTTTATTTTTCATGGAAAAAGATTTTGTCCACCTACTCTTGTGGAGGTAGACAATCGTGGGTATGAGGTAAAGACTTATACTACTATTGGTGATCCTACCATGAAGCCCTTCCACTTCCATGCAGAAAACAGTAATGGATACCAAGCCAGAAAGCAGGATGCTAAGTTATTTGGCGAAAGTTTATCTTTCGAAGCAGCTACAGGGTATGGAGCTTTAGGTTTTGGGGTGTACATGGTTGGTTCAGAACACCCTTCTGATGGTAGTAGACCCGTGTACCTGAAGCCCACAGGGGACTTGAACTTCTTGTTTAATTATAGAGGAAGAGTTAATTACCCTATCCCTCCTTTTGATGAAGTTAAGTATTATAGGGATTGTACGATTACAGCAGAGATGGTATCTTTATTAGTAGAGAAACTAAAGTGTTTTAATGTAAAAGATAGCTTTGCTGATGAGGTTGGTAATTACGTTTTAAGTAGTGCTGTTACTGATACTACCGATCTTGGGGCATTAAATGAGATGCTTATGTTATTTAGTTCGGTACAAGTACCTTCGAACTTTGACGATGTAATGCTTAGTATTTCAGACTACGAGAAGAACCTCTTAAACCTCTGGAATGGAAAATCTTCTCACTTATTCATTAACTTTAAAGATACTGATTTGGATTTTTCAAAAACTACCTTAGAAGGTGATGGAAAGTATGCACTTTTTGAATCATCTAGGGTGATTAGAGAGTTTGCTCCTGGACACGCAATCCCCAAGATAAACCTTTCAGCCAGTGCTACCGAACCAGTATTTGATATTTCAGCAACTAGTTTTCCTTACGCAGGGTTAGACAGGGATGATACAAGGGCTTTGTATACTTCTGCTTCTATTTTAGGAAACTTTGAGTGGAGCGGTGCTGCTATGTGCTTTGATAGTGGGGGAGGTGATGGCAACCAAGACTCTAGCGGAGGTCGAGATGCGGCTAACACTTTCAAACGACCTCACGCTGATCAGATCATTGATAGTCTATTAAGTGACGTAAATGCTGTTGTAGACTTGGGATCTGTCCCACGAAGAGCTTTGAGAAGGCGAAACCTCAAGTACCTCCTCCCTCTTGAGGGATACTACGACAGGACGGGCTTCAACGGCCCTGTAAGCTACGATCCCTCAACGTTTGAGCCATCCTTCGTCTCTTCCCTTGGAGAGCTTACACTCGGTTACGTTGCGTCTGCTGGAAAGTTCCACCCTGTCTGCGACCCCGTTGATCCTACAGGAGTTTGGGAGGGGTGTGAGAAGTTAAACTCTACAAATACCTTCTCTGGAATTGATACAAGCGCGACATTCCCTTATAGGGGGTTACATACGTTAGGTTCAAATAATAAGAGACTAGAGGTATCTTCTGCTACAGCGAGATATGTAGATAGAGGGCAAGTGCCTATAATTTATAATACTATGCATGAGCTTTTGGAATCCAAAGCCTTGGATAATGGTTATCAAATCCTCTCTAATACAAGCGGATACGATTCCGATGCTTACTGGAAGAACAACGCTCAAAGTTTAGCAAACTCCTCCATTGCAGACGGGTATATTTTAAACTCTTTTGCTGACTACGAGAACTTTAAATTTGGTTCTGGACTCCAAAGAACTCATCGAGACTATTGTAAATATTTTGCAAAGCATCCTCTTGGGTTTAATGAGTCTATTAAGACTGGAGGTAATATCATTGCCCAAGTATTTGGTAAAGGCTTATTTAATTGTGATTTTGATATTGCTGGGTCCGCTGTAGGTAATATGATTGCTCCAACTGTTGATAGTGCCAGCGCGATCAATATTGAAAATGTTTGGAATGTAGATGGCAATGGCTCATTCAGTGCATACACTCCAGAGGAAGCAGTCATTCCCTTGTCAGGGACTTGGGTAGAAGGGAATGTGTTTAACGCGGATTGGAGAAACCCAGCAATTCTTAGCGGAATTGAGTTCTGCGATATATCAGGAGCGCCATCCGCTAATCAATTTACTATTTTTAAATTAGATGCTTCTACTGCCGTCAAAGGTATGGAGAATTATTTAGTTGATAACACTGTAATTAAATGTAAATCAGTCGGTGCGCTCCCAAGGATAAGATTTGATCTTTCAGCCTACGGGGATAGAAGAAACTACTTTATCAAGGACCACAAATTTAAGTTAAATATTAAAGCTTTGGTGGCTGAGGAGAACTCTCCAATACTAGGAGGAGGACAATTAGGAGTATGGATTCATACTCAACCAATAGATGGCATTATTTGGAGTTGGACCCCAAACCAAAAATGGGAAGTTATTGATCAAAGCAGGATTTCCATCCCTATTGTTAAGAATTCTTTATCACACAGGTATAAGTTTGAAACAAGATTACCTGATGAGAAAGCATCTTGCTTAGGCAACAATCTAGAGTCTAATATAGAACTAAATAATAAGACCTTGAGTAACTTAAAATCTAGTGATTTTGAAAACTTTGAGATAGAGTTTGATACTAGAAACTTTACTATTAATAATAATTTTGAGTACTTAGACATCATTCCTATTGATGATGAAGATTATAAAATCACTGAACAAGTGAACAGAGATGACACAAACTATACTGTCGAGGTGTTCTTTGTTCCTAATAATAATCCTGTTAAGTACCTCTTACTTGATTCTATAGAGCTTCAGGACCTTACCCAAAGGGAAGATTCTGCTATCGGAACGGGACATGGGATCGAGACAAGTGGTATTCCTCATCGACCTTTTGTTAAAGAAGATAAGCTTTACTTAGACAAAGATCAACTTGTTAATACTTTAAAGTTCTATAATGGATTGATAGGACAAGGTACAGGAGTTTACGCTACTAATTTAGCATCAAGAGATGCAACAATTACTTCAGGAACCTTGGAACTTAGCGGTGGTAGTAGATTGAATTATAGAACACATCCCGATTGGACTCCTGGGGTTACGAAAGTAACGAATTTCGAAAACTATACAAATGTGGAGTTTGATAACTAATGAGAGGCGAAGTAGAAATTTGGCAAGGAGACTCACTCCTTTATACAGAACCCAACATGTTAGTGGATGGGGCAGGGGAGCTATTAGCCGAGATCATGACAGTATCTCCTTCGCTATCTGCTGTTGAAGACCACGCAACCTCCTCTATTCTAGATTCTTCTAATTATACTATTCAAGCTATATCGTTTGGAACAGGTTCAGATGCGTTTAATAAATCAACTAGAAATGCTCAATATCTAAATGCTGGTAAAATTGAATATCTTGTTGATAGATTTGAGACTGCCGCCGCAGGATATCGGACTGGTCCTATAACGACTGGAATACAAAATGAAGTTGATGGTAGCTCCTATATTCCTGATGCAGGACTCCCTGAATGGCCGAACCCAACTTCAAGAGTATTGGAACACAATACAAGTGTCGCTGCTACTTTTGCGGGGTCTGGGGTAGATGTTGCAGTCAGCAGTGTTTTTCCTGGAAATGGACAACATGTTAATTTTTTACCCTCTGCAATTGGAAGTGGAATGATGGAGGCGACTGTGTTCTCCTCTACTATAGGTACTCAACTTTATCCATCTTCTTTAGGACTAGCACAAAGTGTGTTAGGTGCTTTCCCAATAGGAAGTTCGACTGGGGGTGCTATGGATAGGGCTACCTCTAGAGTTATGTTGGGAGAGGATTTCACTCAGCGGGATGTTGGTAATAAGACATACGGATTTTTTAATGAAGTTAGTTCTATGGATGTTTCTGGCTTTGTTAATATGGTAATGTCAGGGAGTCCAGGAACCACTACAGGATATGCTATGAGTTCGGGGGCTAGTGGCTTATGCGTTTCAGGGGGAATTGATGCAACTAACTCAGGCACAGTAGAGTATAGCGTTATATTAGCAGGGGGAGATTTAGCAACTGTAAACCTGTATGGAGGGATTTATCATTTAGGTCTTTGGACAATTGATATGAAAGAGTCTCTTCTAAATGGAAATACTCCTCCATTTGCGTTCAGTGTACTAAATAACCCTAGGAAATATAAACTGTTTGCTAGAAAGGGATTAAGCAAAAACCTGTGTTATATAAATGATGATGGAGCTACTCCTGGCTTCGATAACCATACAGACCTAACTATTAAGTGGAGATTACACTTCCTATGAAAAATTTTACAGAAGAACTAGGTATTAATGGACACTTGACCATCATTAAGCAATATACTGATGGTCAAGAAGAAGTTGTATTTGATGACCACAATATTATCGTCTCTGGTATGGGTGTAGGGTTAACTTATATGTTTACTGGGTCAGGGTCGAACTCTGTCCTTGATTACCAAATTGATAGGTTTCAGGTTGGTGTTTCGGGAGCAGCCGTAAATGAAGTAAGCTCTACATATCAGTTATCAGGCCCATGTACTGAGGCTGAGTACGGAGCGGGAAGCAACTTATTCATTGAAGCAAAAAACCAAATAACAAATACTACACTTACCTCCTTAGCCGCCGCCCATATCCCAGCAAATAAGATAACTAGAATTGGAGATAGTTCTGTTCGATACACACTTGTTGTTGATGAAGAAGCTTGTAATGGAATTGAAAGAGACGGTGATGATATGAGTATCAACGAGGTTGGCTTGTTGATGAAGAACCCTACAGGTAATATATCCGCAGACAGACCTCTTCTTGTAGCCTATAGAACCTTCAGTGATATAGTAAAGACTAGTGATTTTAGTCTCATTTTCAGATGGACAATTAACTTCTAATGCCTTTTAGCGAAACAGATATTTACACCAGTAGTGGAAGCGTAATGCTTCAAAACGCTTGGACTCCTTATGTGTCCAAGTACGATACTAGTTCTTTCTACAATTGGGAGCAAGATAACTTGCCTCTTTATGACCTAGAGGAACGTACATATGAGAACTGGGAACAGGCTGGTTTCGCAACTTCTTCATTAACAGGCTTTGCCCTCACTGTCTCGGCAGACGCAGCAAATACTACTGAAGGACAAGCTGTACTTCTCGCTAACAGTACCGTATTTACTGACCTTAGTTCTTGTATTGCCGCTATTCCAAAAGTGGTGCGCTTTCCTGTTTTAGTTGAAGTTGGTAGCTTTGGTGATCTTGGTCCCTTAGAACTACATAATTTCCGAATCGAAGAAGGTGGCTCTATTGAAATAATTAACCGCAACTTTGGGAGAGTTTATAATGCTTCTGGAGATTCCCGTGGTATTGTTACTCCAACATATAACGCTTCGCACAATCTTATGACTACGGTAAGTTCCTTGGACTTAAGTTCAACTCTTACTGCTACGAAGTGTGTTCATTTAGGGACTACGGTTCTTAGTGGAGCAGGAGATGCAAGGCTTGCTGCTCAGGGGAACTCAGTTTTTTACCCGAGGCATAATTTAAGAAAAGCCCCACTAACGGTAGCGTTAAAATCAGCTTCTCCGCTTACAGGGACAGCTAATCAATTTTCCTTTGCTCCGTATGAGAATATTGATAATACCTCTATTGATAATACTTTAGCAAATACAGATGTAAGTGCAACTAATCAAGCTACCGCTGCAACAATGTATAGAGCCCAGTTAGGCGGTTCTGAGGCTTTGTCTGTGGGTGGAAATACTTATTTCAATACCTGCTCTAAGATTAGCGTTAAGAACTGTGATGGTCCCATCTATATTAGAAACTTCTTTGTTGATGGAGAGACTACATTACCTGTTGCGATTGAAGTAACTAACTCACAAGTCCTCCTTGAGAACTGTGCAGGAGTAAGAGCCCAAGAGGCTGGATTTAGATTTAACAACTCAAAAGTAACTCTATCTAGATCCGCTGCTGCTTATAGAAATTATAAGCTTACGAGTACAACCGCTAGAAAGGCCCAAACGGGTTACGGATTCCACGCTGTTAACAGTGAGGTTATAGTAAGCTCACTTCCCTTGGTCCTAAACACGACTGGTCCTGGGGATATTGGTGGTTCTGGTGTTGATTGCGTTGTTATGGCATCTAGAAACTACGCAGGATGGGTGTTAGATAACTCTAAATTATCAGGAGGATTACAAAGAACAATCTCTACTAATCCTTTATTTGCTAGTATTGTTGGAACTGAGTTGAATACGGGTTATGGAATGCTTCTTAATAACTCTCATATGGATATAAAGGGGCTACTTGATGTTTACGGTGATGATAAAGGTATTGAGGCTGATGGATCTAAGGTAGTCTTTGAAAACTTATGCATTGACGCTCATAGTGGAGAAGCCATTAGATCACGAAACTCTTCCTTTGTATTCGATTCCCCAGCATCACCTCTTGCGGCGGGTCAGGCAAATCGTAAGCAGTTAGATATGTCAGGAAATGCACAACATATTGATCTAATGAAGAATAGCTCTTTCGGATTTAGAAGAAAGAATAACATCCCAACTATGTACGGAAATACTTCCTTCGAAGTTGCTCACGGAGTTATTAAGTACAATGGAGGAAATAAATCACCTCTCCCCGCATTGTCCGTTAATGATGGCTCTGAGTTAGATTTGATTCACGCTTCTATTAGAGTTGATAGTACAAGCGAAAATATTGCCAATGTTCCATCTTACGGACGAGCTATTAAAGCAACTAATAACTCTAAGGTTAGCTGTTTCGGATCTGGTTCAGGCTGCACGTTCGCATTCGGACCAGCGGGAATTACTTACCAATCTAAAATGGCTGGTATGTACGCTAACAATTCTTCCGAGATTAATATTCACGGACCAGCGGCATTAGGCCAGTTCGGTGTTGACGTTCTTGTTGAGAACAACTCTACTCTTAATATTGAACCCGCTAGAACTAGGGAGGCTTTTGGATTAGAAGTAAGCGGATTTGATTTAAGTTCTACTGCTAACCATACTTCGGTTGAACTTCATGCTACGCGAGCTTGTTTAGTATCTAATAAAAACTCTGTTATCAATATAGCTGATCTTGGAGCTTTTCCTATTAACTGGTCTAAAACTTCTACAGGAACAGCTTACTTAGATGCAGGGTTTGACTACCCTATTGATACTTTTGATACTAGCGCATTCACTTCTTTAGGATCACTTCAATTCTACCCAAATCCTCAGGATCCTAACGCAATAGCCGATAATGATCTTGATGATCTCGTCGGCGGGGCATTATCCCTTACAATTCCTAATCCTCCAAGATTTGATAGCTTAAATGGGGTAAATAGATTCTTTAAGACTTCTGAAATTCTTAATGCTGCTAATCCTAATGATTTAGCTAATCTTACTCAAGGTGGAGTCTGCTTACGAGCTACTGAAGATAGTGTAGTGAATGTCAAGAATGTTCACTTCCCTGTTGGACCTAATACAAGCCCTTTAGATGGTCTTTATTATGATGCTTCTGGTAGTGATTGTGATAAGTTGATGATTTGGAATATTGCTGATACGTCTAGGCTTAACGCATCCTTCTTATCCGTGAGCGGTATGTGGCCTGGAAACATTGATTACCACGGACCTAGTGGAGTATATGGCTCATCTGTTGATGGGGTTGGTACTACAGAGGCTTCTACTGTTGTTGCGTTTGGGGCTCCTCCTAGAACACCCGACACAGGAAGCTTAAGTATTCTTGATGCCTTCGGAGCAGGAAGTTCCGTTTGGGTGGTCCCTTCTGGAGTTACGGTAAATAATCCTTTTGATGCATTCTATCCTGTTTCGGGCAACGTCAATGACCTGACAGCGAGTACTTTATCTTGGGCAGGAATTAATGTTAGCGGAACTACTACCTACAAGTGGGGAGCTACTCCTCATACAAGTAATAACCAAGGAGTGTTTAGGATTTATTGGAGTCCTAAACCCTCTGCGAGGGCACTTCAAAGTGATTTGAGTGGTTTCCTTAATGGGCCTTACCCTCATAGCGGGTCTTTTAGTGGAACCGTTGGTCCTGCTTATCAAACTTTTGCTCAAGGATATAATTGCTCTGCACCTCTCTCCGCGCTTGTAGCTACTGATGGATCAAACCTTAGTGGAACTTACCCTGATCTAGTTAAATTAAGTTACGACTCTGATGGCGATGGAGTTCCTGATCAATTATGGACTTCAGGGTTCTACTACTGCAATGAGTTCGTTGAAGAGAACCCAACTCAATGTATAATGGATGAATCAGCTTCCTATACTTTTGCTAATGCTAAGAATGCTAGTGTGGGATTAGCAGGAAGACCTAAGAAAGTTACCATATACTCATCTAAATCTAATGCTGCTAATAATAGAACCTCAGAAGCTTATGTTGGTGATGCTTCTGGAGGAGTGGGCTTCAAGTCTGCTACAATTTTCGATCTTTCGAGGGATAACTAATGTCAGAAAAACAATATCAAGATAGCAACTATAGGTTCACGGATCCTATTAGATTTTTTAAAGCTAATGATCCTTACTACTTTGAAGTGGATAATATTCCTCTCAAGCAACTACAAGAGAACTGCAATTGGCTTAGGGATCAAGTTAGAAAAGATACAAATTCTTTACTTAATGTTAAGCGAAGCGATTTAGACGAGCTTAGACCTTACGCAACAGGGGCTGATCGTGTAATTAGAGTTAAACCAGGAAGGTACTCTGCTAGAATTAATGATGCTAGTACTAAGCAACCTTTAGCTTACTTAGAAAAAGTTATGGGAGAAGCCATTGGTGAGGTTGATGCATGGTCTACTGCGCTTCCGAACCCAGGAAACTTTAAAGGTGGGAAGAATGCTATCCTCCAAGCAGCGTTAGACACTTTCAAGACTGCGGTATCATCAGAAGCGATGGGGATGACAGGATTAGTTGAAAGAGCCTTCACTTGGCCTGTTATTAACTCAGATCTGCCTATTGATCTCGATGGAGTTGATTTAGCAAATGGTATGAGCTACGGGGGTCCTGATGTAAACATTCCAGGAGGAGCAGCAATGTACTCTCCTATGGTTATTTCCCAAGCTTTAATTTGGGCTAAATCTCAAGGGTCCACCGCAGGGGAGTATCTCTTGCCTAGTTTTGATATCTCTAACCCAAACAATGGTTGGGCTAAGTTACCTAGAACGGAGAGTTACTTTATTAAGAAGTGGCGAGGAGTTTCTCGAATTGCTATTGTAGATGTTGCTGATGAAATCTCGATTGAAGTTCCTGGTTTCGATACTGATGATTTTTCTTATACCAACTCCGATGGAACTACTACACCAGTTGAGGGTGTTGAAAGTAGAATTGATTTAGTATTTATTTACAGTAAATCTATTGATTCTAGTGGAGCCACGATCCTAAAACCCAATAGTAAGGAATCTATTTCTAAACCACAGTTAGGGATTGTTCGTGGAGCAGGTATCAAGACTAATTTTCAAGAAACTACGAACTTCACACAAGAGTATCTTGAAAGTATGGGTGATGATCATAAAATTCTTGCTCATCCTGGTGATTCAAAGAATATCCAAATGGGATTTACTTCTACTTCCGCTAATGATATTGCAGAAGATGTTCGAGGTACGTTCCCCTCTCCTGATGATATCCTAAATCTTGCTCCCCTTATTTCTGAAAGGTTAGAAGACAATGCTTATGAACTTGTTGGACAGTCAATCCTTCCTGTTGCGTATATTTGGGTCCAGAATGGCTCTCAAGTAGTTCTTAGTACTGACGTTATTGATATCCGACCTATATTCAGAACTGCTGAGTTGGCTTACAATGAGAGAGCAGGTATCGGAGCAGCGTTCCCTCAATTATCCCTCGCAAACCCTGCTGTTGGTAAAGGCCAATTAGATTATGAGCTTAAGCGTGTTTACGATGAACTTAATGGTAAAGTAAAAGGTCTAATTGAGCAAGGGAAGCATATGGGTACGAGTAATCTAGCTACGGGGTATGTCTTCGGGGGCTGGAATTTCGGTCCTGAAGGAGCTTTGTTTGATTACTACCAAGGAGTTTTCGCGGATGATGGTCCTGGTGTTGAGGCTAACGATACTGATGCTTATATTAAAGCGTATGTAAAAGGTAAGTATGGGATTGGAAGCACTGGTTCTGAAATTACTATTCCAAGTTACCCTGATTGGGACTTATCTCAATGGTGTACGGAGCAAAGTCTTTCTTCTAAAGGCTTATATCCTAATGATTATATTAATACTTTCATCTCAACGAATAGTACCCCTGATCCAAGTATTGTAGCAGGGAGTAACTCTGAATTAACCAATCCTGATGGGACAAACTCTGAGGGTGTACCCCCTGCTAAGTTACAGAACTTTTTTAATGCTTCTATGCAGACGAAGCCTAGCTCTGCCTTAGTTTCAAGAGTTAACTTTAACTATGTTTCTAAGAAAATTAAGTTTAACAGACCCGCTTGGTTAGCTGATTATAAAGTGGATGTAGATCTTATTAATTGTCTAGCTATGGCTTATTCTGGTGACGATGGACCAGCCGATGAGCCAGGAGTGTACTTCGGGCATTGGGTCGAGAAGGGCTTTGATGAGTTTACTATTTATGTTGCTTTCTCAGCAAGAAATAATAACTACCTAAACGGGACTCAAACACCAGGATTCCCTGCTCCGCACTCGTTAACTTTAGTAAAAAATAGTGGAAAGAAGAAGAAGTCAACTTCCACAATAACTACGTCCGAGAGAGACGGGGAGAGGTTCAGTGGATTTATAGTCCCTGTTACGGATATTCTTACTTCTAATACTAATTCCATTGCTGGAGGAGCTAGAAGTGGTTATGTTGGAAACCCTAGAATAGGTAAATGTACTTACCCTACGGTTATGTGGAGTATGTTGGGAATACCATTGGATGAGTCTTCTTACTTATATGGAAACCTAAACGATACTAACCCCACGATTTCTCTAAAAGGGTTCTAGCACAGGTACATTCAGTATATAAGCTATGCCAATTGCAAACCCCACATTCGGCTGCGGGACTTTTCTCCCAGGGGCATCACCTCAGGGCAATTTACCAGAGTTTGAATTTGGGCCAGTTATTGAAAGCGGAGGAGGTGATGATCCTCCCACTCCCCCTCAGCAAGGAGAATTCGAACGAATTCGATTTGGTGGATCGGACGGCCCCACGCCACCAGGACCTTCTGGTCCTGACCGTCCCGAGGACACTGTTCCCCCTGGTTTTGGACAACCAGGAGATCCGGGACAACCAGAATCTCCAATGTTCTCTTGCTTTTGTAAATACGAAACATCTCCTTTTAAGACAGTTTCTCAGCCGCAGGAGAATGGAGATATAATTTACTTCGCTTTTTTTAGGGGAAGCTGTGAACTCTTAGCAGAAGAGCCTGCCGATACCCCAGTAAATTGGGCTAATTCCGCAGATAATCTCTCAGGTGCATCAGCTTGGGAGGAGGTCACTGGTGCTGGGGGAACGGTAAGTCAGTCTACCTGCAAAAAAGTTAATAAAACCAAATGTGAAGGTACTTGCAATCGTAGGGTAATAAAGTTTACAGTAAAAGCAGACGATCAGAATGGTGGTGGACTAGGTAATGGTGGTGGAATAATCACTAACCCAGACGGCGCAGGGTCCAATATAATACCCTTTAAATCAAACACAGAAGCAGCCGTAATTAGTGATGCTAGAGATAATGGGATTATTGATCTTAACGATCCTACAATTTCTTCCAACATTCTTAGAAAAAAACCTACTGGGCTACAAGATTCAGACATAGCTTTCATAACAACTCCCCAAGCTCCCACAGAAGTTGTTAATGAAACAGGTCATACTGATATCTTTGCTGACATAATTGATAGTAATGTATCTTATATGCTAAAGAACCGTATGAATGTAGGTGACTGGGATAGTACTAGAGCAGCAGGAGTAACCCCTGAATCAGTTTACTTTAGTTTAAGGTCTAACATAAAGGATCTGTTTGGTCAAATTCGTAACTATGATGGGACTAACCTAACACTAGACCAAATCTATAGTGTGGTAGGCACTAGGATTTTAGACGGAAGTGTATCTAATATTACACTAAGGTCTTTGCAAAAACTAGCTAACAATAGTAAAAAGCGTATCACTACTGTAATAAAGAGAAGTAGTGATAATATGATTAACGAGGTTGCAGCAGCAGCCTTAGTTGATATAAATAAATTTACTTTAGATCCAAGTAAAACAGAGGGGAGAATGAAGAACATCCTTCCTAACTGGAAGACTCTAGCTACTGATATTGATCAATCTATCCCCATAAGGATAGCAGGAGTTTCTGAAAAGCTTTATGTTAGGGATGACAATACTTTTATGACAGGAACAGATCTGAAAATACAAGACGGTAATTATGTAAACATTACTATAAGAGGAGTAACCCAAAAACTCTTTACTGACTCAGAGCTAGATCATGCGTTTATACTCCCCGAGAAAAGTAGACAGAAAGCTTTAAGCTTACTAGGAGCAAATACGAGCAGAACTTTAGAGGTTACTGCTCCTGCAAGTTTGTCGGGTATTGAGTTTGATTATTCTTTAACCGCCCCTCGCCAAAATTTTTATGTACTAAGTGCTGTTCTAAGTTCTATTAGTACTGTTCCGAGCCCTACAGGATCCTTGCTCCTTAAGGATTCGACAACTCAATACGATCTAGTCCCTACTCAACTTAAGTCTGAGATTGTAGCTTTTAATGAATTTATAAAATATAAAGCAAACCACAGGGTATTCCTACTTGATGATGAAGATTTAATATTTGATTACTTGGACGGTGTAGGAAACCTAACTATTAAGCAAACTGATCTTCTATTTGATTCTCCTAAAACGAATAAATCTATTCCCTTACTAACTCGACAAATCCCTCCCTATATTTTAATATACCCTACCAATAGGAGTGACTACACGCTGTTCAACGATAAGTCTCAACTTGTTTCCATTGGTTCTGATGGAACTACAACAAGGAGTTTGCGCTGTAGAACAACAATTGTTCCTGAGTTCAGCAAAGGACAAACTAATAAGTTTGTTAGGGTTATGACCGATGGCAAAGACGCTGTGGATGTCTTGGGGAATAAGAACACTCAGACCAGGATAACCCAAGTTATACCTACGGATACGGTTTTTACTACTGGGTATAGAGATGGATCGAATTATGTAGCTGCTGATACTTATGTCAGAACACGAAAGAAGACAGGTTTTCGATTAGTAAAAGAGATTATTACTGAACTAGCCACGAATTATTTTGTAGAATCAGATGGACTAGGAAAATCAATCACGGAGTTTGATGTATTTAGTAGACTTTATTTAAGTGAATTTACTATGTTATCAAGACTAGAAAATTTTACAAGTATTCGAGACGCTATTAGAAACGGTTTAGTGGCGGGTGTTAAGGTTATCCCCCCTGTAGCACGTTCTAATGCTAATATTAAGTTTAGGGATACCTTACTATCCCGAAGGAAACCTGGGGCTCCTAATGATATATTTAGCTCTATCAAAGGTACACGGGGAAGGGAGACTGTTATTCCTCCTACTACCACTGGTGGGGCGACGAGGGGATCTGTGCCTACTCGCACAACAAGATAACAACAAATTTTAAAATAAAACTAAACAATTTAGTCGTGTAGGCTAGATAAGTGTAGAGATGAAAATCTTAACCATAATTACGAGATTATAAAAATGGATCATATGAAATTAAGTGACGAGCTTCGCAAGCAACTTCTTGAAAGTGCTTCCTGGGGCAAGGCTGGAATCACCCTTAACGAGGGTGTTGTTGAAGAGGCTGCTAAAGCTGTAGAAGATGACAAGGCTATGGAGCCTAAGAAAAAGGCTAAGAAGGATAAGAAAGAGGAAGTTCATTGCGAGGAAGCTGTTCATGTTTGCCCTCTTTGCGTTTCTCAACTTGACGAAGCCATTGATGAAGAATCACTCCTTGAGCATCTGAATGTGGTGGTTGGTCTTGTTGACCGTTTAAGCCAACTGCAAGAAGGTGATGAGGACATTGAAACCGTTATCGACGAAACTATTCAAGAGCTTCTTTTTCCCGCATCTGAGGAAGAGTAGTCATGAATAGTATTGGCGACTTCGCTGAGAAGCTTATTAACGAGCAGGTAGGTAACATTAAGCAAGGTAAGCAATTACCTCCTAGCCAAGGGAGCAATTTAACTCCCAATGGTAAGGATATTTCTAATGTTGTAGTTCCTGACTCGTTTATGAAGCAAGTTTTAGGCGAAAGTTTTCACCCTCAAGAGACTCCAGCGGTTGAAGCTATTCCTGAACTTGTTTGGGAGCAGCCAGAAGAATCTATTGCCCCTGAGACATTAACTGAGGAGACCGCTCAACAACTGGTTCCACTTTTAGAGGAAGTTAAATCTCTTCTGAAAGAAATGACTGCTGCCGCTACCATGTCTGGCAACATCGGAGTTAATTTAGGTGGAGCTTGTGAAGATGACAAATCTTATGAAGCAATTGAGAAGCGTTACGGATATAAAAAAGCCACATCTTCCAAGCTTTCTGGTGATTCTAGGAAAAGTGTCCTCAAGGATTCAATTAAAAATAGATTAAAAAAACGTAAATGAAACTAACTGAGACTATTGATTATCTGAACGAAGCTAGAGGTTCAAAGGAGGGTAGGAAAGCCTACACCTCCAAATCCGCTACTTCTGATGATAAGAAGAAGTCTTTTAAGGGTCGAGTGCAAACTTACGATAGTATTAAGTCTGCATTGTCAGACGGAAGCTACGGACAGATTTTTACTACTAAAGCTGCTGGTAGACTTTATGTTATTTCTAAAGGTAAGTGGGGCGCAAAGAGTGGAAAAGGTAAGATTGCAAAAGGGTTCACCCCTGGTAGTGCTACCCCTTCCGCTAAATGGTCGAGTGTTAAGAAACACGCTTCTCGAACCTTACTAAGATACGGAAAGGGCTCCGACAAATTAGCCCAAAAATATGGAAGCAGAACCATCAAAGCTAAACGAGGAATCGGTGGCAAAGATGGGCGCTCTGACAAAGGGAAAAAATAACAATGCAATTACTACAAGATATTTTTATTATTGAACAGCTTCAAGTTTTATCGGAAGGTAAGGCTGATGGTCCTATGAAGATCAGAGGAGTTTTCGGTCGCTGCAATGAGAAGAACAACAATGGTAGAATTTATCCTACCGCAGTACTAGAGAGCCAACTTGCAAAAGTTAAGCCCCTTATTTCCGAGCGAAGATTATGCGGTGAGTTAGATCACCCTTCCAATGATACTGTTAAACTCTCCAACGCCTCCCACCTTATCACCAAATTAGATATGAAGGGTGATGAGCTTATCGGAGAAGCAGAGATTCTTAGAACCCCCGCTGGACTTACTGCTAAAGCTTTAGTCGAAGGTGGAGTGAAGATTGGTATTTCCTCTAGAGGGATGGGCACTCTTTCTGAAGATCATAACGGGGATAAGATTGTTAATGAAGATTTTCGTCTTGTAACCTTTGACCTTGTTGCTGATCCATCAACCAGAGGAGCTTACCCTGGCTTGTCTGAGTCTGTTGAGTCTAAGTTTGTTAAGGATTCTCAATCAAAGCTTACGAAAGAAAGTAATTTTGTTACCATGCTTAACTCTAAGCTGCGTGATGCTTATAAGCCCTTCCTTGAAGAAAATGCACAGAAGGGGTATCCTGGAGTAAAGGGTGGAACTGCTGCTGCCGAAGAAATGGAAGAAAAGAAAGGAAAGAAAAAACTTACTAAGAAGCAGCGTAAATTGGATGTTGAACCAGAAGGTGGTGATGGTGACATTGATTCTAAAGATTTAGCAAAACTTCGCGGAGAAGCTTTTGAACTAGTAAAAGCTGATGGTCACTGGCATAGAATTGCTGATGCTATTGCCGAAGGGTTTGGTAAGAAGGTAGTGACTGAAGCCTTTGATGATGAGGTAGATAAAGAATCCGCGACTAAACTAGCCCAAAGAGAACCTGCTAATGATTCTGGTAGTATGCTGAGTAACTTTAGAGCCAGACGGCAAGCTAAAAAAATGGAAATTGCCAAAGCAAAAGGCGCAGCTAAAGGGGCTAATATTTTAGCTAAGGGCGATGTTGAGGCTGGAAGAACCCGTCAAAAAGCTAAGGACGCTGCTGCTGCTGGTAAGCCTGTAACTAGGGGTGAAAAGGTTGCGGCTGGTGCAGGTAAGTTGGCTAAAGGGGCTGAAGATCTTGCTAGGGGCGCAGCCGCTCTTCCTGGAAAAACAATTGATAAGGCAGTTGATGTGACAAATGCTGCGACTAAAGCTAAACAAGCTAATAGGTTAGCTAGAGCAGAAAGAGATAAAGCTAGAGGACGTTCAGCAAAAAGAAAAACACAAAGAGAAACTCCCGCCCCAACAAAGGACTATAAATCCAATGAGGAGCAACCCTTCGGCGCAGGGGCTAACAGACCCAAGGAGCGTGAAGATTCAGCAAGAGCATACAAGCAAATTGGTTTAGTACTAGCCGAGACTATTACAGGCACTGCTAGAAAAAGTAAAAGTGGTGACTCCAAGCAGAAACAGAACCCGCATGGTAACGCCGAGGGTAAACAGGGTGCGTTAGGTCGCACGCCTAGGCGCGAGGATGGTTCGCTAGATAAAAAAACAATTCTGCATAATATGAAAGCTAACATGAACAGCCAAAATGCTCGCTGAAAGAAAGTTAACACCTACATTTTATAAAAAAAAGCAAATTTACTATCTACACATAGTAGATATATTTAACCTAGGAAATCTTACACATGAATAAAATAAAGAATATTGCAGAAATTCTTCCTGAAGGACTTGATGAATCTACTGTCGAAGCTATCTTCGGTCTGGTGGATTCAACCATTAATGATCAAGTCGAAGAGAAGATCGGTCTTCTTGAAGCTAAGGTAAATGCTTATCTTAGAACTAAAGTAGATCAACTGAAAGAACAAGCTCTTACTGAGCTAAGTGAAGAGAGTGAAGTGTTTCGCAACGCTAGACTCTTTGAATCAGTAAGAACCCTAATGGCCCTTGAGCTTAACAGCGACGATGAAGAAGGCGCACTTTCTGAAATGACGAACCAACATGGTGAGCTTCAGGAAGAGTTTGACGTATTAGCGGAGCAGGTAACTTTACTTGTTCGTGAAAACGAGAAACTTCAAAGTACTGTTAAGGTCCTTGATAGTAAAGTTTCGATCACCGAGAGTTCGGTTGATAAACTTGAAGGTCAAAAAGCACAACTTCTTGAAGAAGTTGAGAACCTGGAAGCTGCTAGTCAAGAGAAATTTAATTCCTCTGAAAGAGCAGTTGTTGTCTCCCAAGCGGATAGGGAGATTAACGAAGAAAAGGCTCATTTTTCTAATGAGTTTCTAAATGATGAGGTTATGAAATTCATGCCTTTCTCCCAACAATCTTAAAGGATTATAAATACTATGGAAATGATGCATCAAACTGATGAAACGCTTGTCCAGAAGTGGGAGCCCGTGCTTGAAGGTATTGATAATGATTATACCCGCCGAGTTACTGCTCAACTTCTTGAAAACCAAGCAAAATCTATTGTCGAGGACAAAGTTCGCAATATTGACGAGGCTATCTCTGCTGCTGCCACTACTACTGGTCAGCTAGGTACTTTTCAAAAATTCGCTTTCCCCCTCGTTCGTCGGGTTTATCCCCAACTCTTAGCCAACAGCCTTGTTGGTGTTCAACCCATGCAGGGTCCTGTCTCTCAGGTCTTCTACCTTGGTAACTCTCGCGCCCGTAATGGTGGTGGGGCTGTTGCTGACAACCAAACCGTCTTCAGTAAGTTCAACCTTACTTATGCTGGTAACGTTGCACAGCAAATCGGTTCCGCTTCTGGTACTGGTACTGAAAGATCGACTGGTCCTGGCCTTGGTGGCGCACAAGGTACTTTCGTTGACAAGGATGGCGTTCAGATTCCGACCGCAACTCCTGGTCTTGATGGCGATATCGCCACAGATGGCTTCGACGTTTCTAACGTCCTTGCTGTGTCTGGTACTTCAATGCAAGGTGCTGGCGCAGCTTCTGGTACGATGGGTGGTCAGATCGCTGCTTGGCCTAACAGCAATGCAGTTATGGGCTACAACCTTTCTGGTGGTGAGCGTCTGACTGGAACGGGCATCCCTGAGATGACCTTCCACATCGAGCAAGAGGCTGTTGTGGCTCAAACTCGTAAGATGAGAGCCCTTTGGACTCTTGAGGCTTCTCAAGATCTTAAGGCATATCACAACCTTGACCTTGAGCGCGAGCTTACTGACCTTCTTTCGAAGGAACTTCAACTTGAGATCGACCGTGAACTCATCGAAGATCTTCGCCAGATTGCTTATGGTCTTAGGGATCAAGAAATGGGTGGTGGAAACCAGAATCTCATGGATTCTAACTACATTAACCTTGGTACTAACGTCAATGGTGGTGGATTCCCTGGTCTTGATAGTGCTGCTGATACGACTACTTTCGTCCCCGCTCAGTTTACCTACGACTTCAATGGTGATGGCGCAGGTGAAACACAGTTTGGTTCGGCTAAGACTAACTCAAATGTTTTTGTTGTAGACTTCAGCCAATCCTCCCTCGACATGTATCCCCGCCACGTTGGCGAGGTGTACGCTAACCTTCTTGCAGTGATTAACCTCGCTTCGCAAGATATTTATCGTACCACGATGCGTGGTCCTGGTAACTGGCTTCTCACCTCTCCTCTCGTAGCTTCCATGCTTGAGAGTGCTTCCAAGCTTGAGGGTGGTATTCAGGCTGCTGATGGTCCGACTAACATTGGTCGTAACAGCATTGAGTACAAAGGTAAGTTTATGGGTCGCTATGACCTGTACGTTGACCCGATGTACCCGACTGACGAGATCCTGGTTGGTTATAAGGGCGCAAACGCGATGGATTCGGGATACATTTATGCTCCCTACATCCCTCTCCAGCAGTTGCCTACTATTACGGATCCCGAGTCTTTCCAACCCAGGAAAGGCATCCTGACCCGTTACGGTAAGGTCCAGATTGAGCCAATGAACCGATTCTACAGAGTCATTCGTATTATTGGCCCGACCTCGAACTACTTGTTCAGCCCGTTCGCCCGTAACAACTCGGTCCTCGGTACTGCAACTACTGTCTAATTAAATAACTAAATAGACTTTTATAAGGGCCAGAGGTTTTTTTGTCCTCTGGCCCTTTTTCTCTTTACTATATACTCTAGAACATTATGTACAAATACCGAAGCAAATGCAGGTGGAATATGCTTCTTCACATAGATGGTGAAGTAGTAGAGATTAGACCTTCAGAATTATTTGAATCAAAGACGTTAGTTACTTCTAGAAATCTAGAGTTAGTTACTGAACCGACAAAGAAGAAGAAGAAGAAGAAAGCTACAAAAAAAGTAGCCGCCCCCAAAACGTTTATAGAGGACTCCTATGGCAACAGCAGCAGCACCTAAAATTGATCCTAGGTTAGTAGGATACGGAGATACCTTTGGCAACTACGGTGGCAGGAATCTTGGAGATACCGATATCTACTCCACTGCTATTGATTCCTCTAAGCTTAACAAGAGTCTTTTAGGTGAAGGGGTTGAGCTAGATCCCTTCGAACAGACAGTTCATGATTTTGTCCTCTCTAGATTAGGTCATCCAGTAGTCCGAGTAGAGCTTACCCCTTTCCAGATTAAGACTGCTATTGATGAAGCGGTAACTAACTTAGATTACCATGCACCTTTCTGGACCATGCAATGTGCAACCTTTGAATGTTCAGCAGGGGTAAACGCTTATATGCTCCCTATGCATATAGCCTACAACCTCAACTACGTTGTATATAAGAAGTCCCTACTAACTATTCCAGGAGGAGCAGGAAGCTTGGAGTCTGATTTCTTTATCAAATACTTCCAAGACAACTTCCTCTTTAGTAACTTCCAAGTATCTGATTTTTATCTAATGCAACAGCACTTAGAGATGGTTAGAAAGATTCTAGGCCAAGAAGGATCTTGGGACTTACTCAACGGAAACATATTACAACTGTATCCTACGCCTGTTAACAATAGCCAGATAGTTATTTTGATTTACAGAGCATTAGATACTTACACTATGCACCCCTACTATAAGAACTGGATTCAACGATTTGCTTTAGCAGTATGTAAAGGAATCCTTGGTGAGATCAGGGGTAAATACAAATCACTTCCATCTCCTGGTGGAGGTGCAAGCTTAAACGGTTCTGAGTTATTGCAACAAAGTACTCAAGAAAAAGAAAAGCTAAAAGAAGAGCTTCTCTCTGAGATAGAAGAACCTCCTGCGTTCTCTATGTTTTAGGAATAAATAAACAAATATGAAAACTTTCGAGAATTCCAGCAGAGCTTACAAGCAAATTGGTTTAGTATTAGCCGAAGCTATGGGTCATAGAGTTGATGAAATTGCTCCTTTGGCTGCTTTAGGGGCGGGAGCCCGAGTGGTTGCTGGTGTTGCCTCTAGGGGCGCAGCGGCTCTTGCTAGGGGAGCTAAGGGTCTTGGTCAAGGTGTAAAGTCTGGTGCTAAGGTTGCTGGTCAGAAGATTAAGCAAAGGATCAAGAAAAAAGCTACGGATAAAGCTTTAGGCTATGCTCAAGAAAAGTTGGGAGATAAGTTTCAAGCTGGATATAAAAAAATTAAAGGTAAATTCACGGGGGCTGGGGACCAAGGTACTATCCCCGATGATAAGGAGGCTGAGGAAGAGCTTAAGGTATCCGATTTGGATAACGTCCAAAATGAAGGAACAATTATGAATAACGCATACTCTGTATACTCCCGCCTAGCGCATATCTTTTTAGAAGGAGGCAATCCTTTCACTGATACGCAAAGGGCTGCGGGAACTAAAGCGCGGGGAGACGCGGCAAAACGAACTCCCACTGGCGCAGAACACGCCCAAACAGCGGAGAAGGAGGCTAACAGAGCAGCTTCTAGAGCACCTAGAGATGTAAAACCTACTGTAACCGCAAAGAACAGACTTGCAAGAAAAAGAACAGAAAGGGCTAGTATGAAAAGAGGAGCGTTGAGAGATTTAGCGGTAAAATCACAAATTAAACCTAAAGATGGCTAAAAAGAACTATAAAGCAACGACGAAGCTCCCTGAGCTTCCTGACCTTGATGAGGGAGAAAGTCTTCTTAACCTCTTCGATCAGGATAACCCAGATATTAACCTATTTAACTTGGTTGATGATGAGATGATTCGCCTTGCTGGTTCTAAGTTCTCTTTCTACAAGTATTATCAAACGGAAGAGTTCGATGATGTTTACATGGAATCGCGGAACAAACCAGTAGCTAAGAATGCTATTACTGTTCACGGTCACTATGACCCTACTTCAATGAGCGAGGAGCTTACTCAGTTTGGTATTGAATTAACTAATGACCAACTGTTTACCTTTAACAAAAGTTATATTGAAAGAAAGATAGGTAGATCGGTCATTCCTGGAGATATTGTAAAGCCAGCATTCCAAGATCAGATGTATGAAATTTTCGAAGTAGTTGAGGATAGCTTTGAATCTTATGGTGTGTACCATTTAGTATGCTCTGCTAAACTCCTCCGTGATGCTCCTGACGTTCAGGACACTCCCCTTACCGAGATCAGTGATGAGCTTGGAGGGTACGCAGGTATCTAATGACCACAAGTAAGTTTATAGATAACAGTGGGCTGAATGTAGATTGGGATGCTTCTGCGTTCACAAGTAAGAACAGTAATTGGAAAACTAGAGAAGGTAACGTTCGTAAAGAAATTTACAAAATGACCAAAGCTAGATCTAACGTATCCTTTGTTTATAAAGAGTCTCTAAGGTCTATGATTGCATCGTTTAATGATGTTGGTTACATTAGCTCAGAGGATAAGTGGAATGATATTAAATGTATCCATGCTAATGCAGAGAGAGCGGTTGCTAAACTTAAGCAAGAGAATAATATTATCCTACCTATTTTGTCAATTGGTCAGACAGTTTCGGATAACGACACTGAAAGACAGAAGACTGAAAGCCTTTTAGTTAATGAGAAGTACTGGGATAAGGAAAAGAATAGAGCTATTAGGATTCTAAGTCTTGCTCCTAGGGCTGTAAATGTTAGATACCAATTAAATATTTGGGCTAAGTACATGGCAGACATGGATCAGATACTTGAGCAGGTTAGATTAAAGTTTAATCCTGAGATGCAAGTCCCAACTGAATTTTCTACACTTGCTAAAGCCTTCTTAGAGTCCGAAGAAGAGGTTGGTCAGGTTACTGTATCGGATAAAGAGGATAGGATTTTGAAGAAGACTATGAACATTGTTTTAAGAACCTATATTCCAAGCCCTAAATTCCTGTATACATCTACAGGAAAGATTGAAGAATTTAAAGTGGACACTACCTGATGCCAGCCGTAACTAGAATTGGTGATAAAGACGTAATGCATTGAAGCGTTCCTACGAGAGCAGTTGGTTCTCCAGATGTGCTTTGTAATGGAATAGGAATCTCTAGGCAGGGAGATGTTAACGATGTTCATTTACTTCCTGGGGTTCCATGCCCTTCCCATTCAGCGCCAATTGCTATTGGCAGTAGCACTGTTTTTATTAATGGAAGGGGTTGTGGTAGGGTTGGAGACGCTATTGCGGGGTGTACTAGTGTGGCTACTGGATCCCCTAACGTATTTGCTGGTGGTTGATAAAAAAGTTTTCAAAAAGTAAGGGTCAAAGTGATACATA